AATGATACGGCCCTTTTTTCCCCCCAAGACGGCCCGGTTAGGCTGCGTTTTGCTGCGTCTCCCCGGATCCCCCCCGAGTGCCGTCAGAAGGGCTGCGTAAGGCCATGCCAGGGAAAGGCCGGGGGAAGGCGTACCAGAAGGCCCGTCAGCGTCTCCTGGCGTCTGGTCCGGTTTGCGTCTGGTGTCGGGAACGGCCGGCGACCCAGGCCGACCATGTGCCGCCTTTGGCTGATGCTCCGAGTCCTGAGCTGTGGGTCGGCGAGCTGGTGCCGTCGTGCGCGCATTGCAACTCGAAGCGCGCCGCGCGGATGACGAACAAGCGCACCGGCCGGCCGAAGACCTCGAGGACCTGGTAACACAAACAAACAGGAAGACAAACAATGACAAACGAACAGACCTCTGGTGGACTGCTCCCGCTCGCTGAGGAGAAGCCGGCGCTAACGGTGGCCGAGGTTGCCGAGATCCTCGACTGTTGCGTGACTACCGTCCACCGGAAGATCCGCGCTGGGATCATCCCCATATCGCCCCTGAGTGGTGCCAAAAGCACCCGAGTTCTGACCGCCGACCTGCGTCGCCTTATGGGCCTCGATTGACAAGATGCGCCGCCACCAGGAAGCCGCCGAGGTTGTGTTGGCGAAGCTCGAGAACCCGAACGCGCTGCTCGCCGAGAACCTCCAGCACCTTGCCTGGGCACTCGACCACATTCAGGCGACAGCCGACGGCCTCGGCAACTCGGCGAACATCTCCAACCAACTGATTCGCGTCCTGCACGAGTTGGGCGTCGACGCCGGCGGAGACGTCTGGGACGACCTCGTAGCGGAGATAACCCGTGGCAACCCTTCCTAGGTGGGGGACACCCAGGTCGAAACGCGAAACGCACGCCCACCATCTGGCCCGTGTCGCCCAGGCGCTGGGTTGGGACCTGTTCGACTGGCAGCGACTGGTGGCCGATGTCGCCCTCGAGCACGACGACGGCCAATACCGGTACCGGACCGTCGGCGTGTCTGTTGGCCGCCAGAACGGCAAAACCGCTTTGGCTGCGTCGCGCATCGCGCTCGAGCTGCTGCAACCGGGGCACATCGTGGCGTTCACCGCACAAGATCGGGGCATGGCCCGTTACCTGTGGGAGGCGCATTGTGAACTGATCCTCGAGTCGTCCATGGCGCGTCGAGTGCGGCGCGTGGTTCGTGCAAACGGCCAGGAGGCGCTGATCATGGAAAACGGGTCCCAATATCGGATCATTACGCCCTCGCGGAAGGGAAGCCGAGGGATGACCACTGACCTGGTTGTCGTGGACGAGGCGTTGCACATCGACATGGACGTCATCGCAGCCGTGCAGCCAACGATGGCAACCAAACCCAACGCGCAGCTGTGGATACTGTCGAACGCCGGCGACGCCAACTCAACGATGCTGAACCATTACCGGGGCCTCGGTCACCAGCAACGCGACAGCGACGACGGCCGCCTTGCCTGGTTCGAATGGGCACCAGCTCAGGACAAGATCGACGCATTCGACGAGGCCGTGTGGCGACAGGCGATACCGACCCTGGCCGAGGCCGGCGGCGTGAACCTCGACGCTGTCGCCGAAGCCGCCGAAACGACCGCCCCGGAGTTGTTCGCCCGCGAATGGCTGAACGTGTGGCCCCACATCGGTGCTGTAGCCGTTATCGACATGCACGACTGGGAGAAGCTCGAACGCCCCGACGTGCACCTCGGTTTCGAGGTGGTGCTCGGTATCGACGTTTCGCCGAATCGTGACTCGGCGACCATCGCCGCGTGCGGCCGCGACCGTTGGCTGACACCGGTTGAGATTATCGACCACCGGGCGCACGTCGGATGGATCCAGGACCGGATCATCGAGCTGTGGAAGAAATGGCACGCCCCGGTGGTGATCGACGGCGGCAGCCCTGCCGGGTCGTTCATTGTTCCGCTCGAGCAGGCCGGCGTCGAGGTGATGGCAATCGGAATGCGCGACTACGCGCGGGCCTGCGGCAGCTTCTATGACGCGGTCGTCGACGGAACCGTGACGCACCTGGGCGACAATCTGCTGACCGACGCGGTCGGCGCAGCGTCGAAACGCAAACTGGCCGAACAATGGGCATGGAACCGACGGTCCACGGTCGACATCACGCCCCTGGTGGCAGCGACCCTGGCACGGTGGGGAGTGGTCGCAGGTGCAACGACACGTCCGAAGCCGGCAGTATTCTGACAACCAGATGAGAACCTTCGCCTCCATGTTGCAGGTGCTCGGCCTCGCAGCCGTCTTTTGGGCTGTCTGGTCGATCGCGGGAACCGCGCTGTTCCTGGGCGCGTTCGGCGTGTTTGCCCTCCTGGTGGGCCTCGCCCTCGAGCGCACCATGCGCTCCGAACAAGTCAGGCGGTAACCGTCGTGTTGCTTCGCACGTTTCAAGGCCCTGCCGAAAGGGCCGCCACTTTCACGCTTCCAGGCCGGGGCCTCGGCACGCAACCGCTCACCGGGCCGCTGTCGATCACCGAATCCACGACGCTGTCGATACCGGCCGCGTACCGGTGCGTTCAGATCATCTCCGACACCGCCGCGTCGCTGCCGCTGCACTCCTACCGAGGCAAAATGCAACTCAACCGGACACCGGACGTGCTCAAGACACCCGACCCGACCGATACCAGGATGAGCACCCTGGCGGCCGTGTTCACGTCGCTGCTCATCGACGGCAACGCGTACCTGCTGGTCGGCAACCGCGACTCGTTGGGGTTCCCGCGTTCGTTCGTGGTGCTCGCCCCGGGGGCGGTCGCGTTGACTGTTCGCAACGGCGTGCGCGTCTACTCGGTCGCCGGCCAGTCCTACGACGCCGAAGACGTGCTGCACATTCGGGGCCTGACGCTGCCCGGTCACGACGTCGGCCTCGGCCCACTCGCGATGCAACGCCGCGCCCTGGGCCTCGCGATAGCCGGCGAGGACCACGCCGCCGAGCTGTACGTCAACGGGGCCATTCCGGCCGGGATCCTGTCGAGCGAACAGGAGCTGACCCAGGCCGAGGCCGACGCGGCGAAGGCGTCGTTCGTCGCGGCGCATGGCGGGCGGCAACGGTCGCCGGCTGTCCTGTCAGGCGGCATGGACTACAAGACCCTGAGCTTCTCCGCCGCCGACCTCGAGCTGGTCGAATCCAGGCGGTTCTCCGCGCAGCAGATATGCACCATCTTCGGCGTGCCGTCGTGGATCGTCGGCGTTGGAAGCACCGACAGCCGCACCTACTCGAACGTGCAGGACGACAACCGGGCATTCGTCTCCTGGACGCTGCGCCCCTGGCTGACCCGCGTCGAACAAAGCCTTTCGACGTTGCTGCCACGCGGCCAGGAAGCCAAGTTCAACCTCGACGCGTTGCTGCGCGCCGACACCCTGGCCCGCTACTCGGCCCACAGCGCCGGCCTCGCCGGCGGATGGCTGTCCGTCGCGGAGATACGCGCCCTAGAAGACCTCGACATCGAGGAGGACCTGCAATGAACCTGGAGACGCGCACCGTAGAGCTGGAGTACCTCGAGCTGCGAGACGACGACGACGGCCATCACCTGGTCGGCATCGTCGCGCCGTGGCATTCCGAGTTCGATGCGGGGGAGTACATCGAAAAATTCGCCCGTTCGGTCTTCGATAAGAGCATTGCTGAAAGGGGGACCCTCATCCCTCTGCTTGAGCAGCACGACCGGAACCGGCACCCGGTCGGAATGTCGATGTCGTGGGAGAACACAAACGACGGCCTGGTAGCCGATTTCCGCCTGGCGAACACGCCCCGCGCCGACGAATCGCGGCAGCTCGTCCTCGACAACATGGTCACCGGCCTGTCGGTCGCGTTCCAACCGATACGCAACCGCACCGAGACACGCGACGGCCGCCGCCACGTCCAGAGGCTAGAGGCTCGCCTAGACCACGTCGGTTTGGTCACCGCGTCCGCGTACAGCGAAGCAAAGGTCCTCGCGGTGCGGGCCTACGACCCGGACGACCCACACGTTGCCCCGAGGCTCGCCAAGTGGAGGCACCTGCTCACCAGCTAACCCTTGCGGTGTATAACAAACTCCTGTAGTCTGTTATACATGACGACAGCGGTTCTGGACCGTCTCCCCGTTTCCGGCCTCACCGCCGAAGACGTCGACCTGTTCGCCGACGTGTTCACCGGATTCCCGCACGCCTGGGGCGCATCCGGCGACCGTCCCTGCTGCATCTGGGAAGACGTCACCGCCCGCACCATCACACGCCACCTCGAGGGCACCGCCGCAATGGGCGTCTACCCGATGGTCTACGACCCGG